CTCTGATCCTTCGAATTTACGTTTTATATTAATCGACTCAGAGTTTTCGGCTTGATAATAAACTTTATTGCTTCCAATGCTTATAAAAGCTCCGTTTTTACAAACTACTTTCCTACCATTGGTTAAATAGAGCTGATCTGTGTCTTTTTTTATTGACGCTTCGAAAACTTCAGGTTTCATATATTAATTTTACTACTCGTCAATTAAAATACCAAATTTTATTTTCATTCCTCCTATATCTACCATTCTTTGTGGAATCGTGTCTTTAAGTTGATTTCGTGCTGCTCCAAAGAGAAATTGTTGTCTTATATTAATTATTGCGTATCCATTATATTTTGTTACTATAAAAGATTCTGGTTCAGCTATAAGAGAATATTGTAACAAGCTGTTCGGTGAAGTGTCCAAAGGCTGTAGACAGATTGAATAAGTGTCTGGATCTAAATCTCTAGTAAAAGGAACTATTATATAATATATTAAAGTAGGTCTTTCCCCTTGTCCGTATTGACTGGTAAGTTGTATATTATTAAAGTCTATAACGTCTCCTTTAAAAATACTCTTCTCATGATCATGATATACTAAATATTTATTACCCATTTCATTGTCTTCATATACAGTGTCCGACAGAGCGCTTTCGAACTCCTCACTTGATGTAAAGATATTCCCCTGTGACAGCTCTCTTGCTTTTTTAAGATCATCGGAAAAATCATAAAATTTTTCAAAAGACGCCAACCCACAAGCAAATTGAGCTTCCTCAAGAGTACTTCCTACGTTTAGCTCCACCCAACTTGCAAAAGCTAAAGCTGATGCTGCGCTTGGAGTGGGATTAAACTCGTTTAATCTAATAGAAGTACCTAAAGGTTCTAAAAATGCAGTGTGTGGGCCTGTTGATTGAGTACCACCTATTGTATATTCTAAATCTTTATTTGATGGGTACGTTGAAAAATTTAAAGTGTGATCACTAAATATTCTATCGTTTACATACGTATCAGTTCCATCATTATACTTGTCCTGTTTAGGTTCGTCACTGTCGTCTATATTAAAAGCTCTACGTAACGACAAGGAGTCAAAAAGGGCAAAGGACAGACTTATATTAGTCACATCGGGGTTAGTAATTTTTGGAAAAGGTATTTGGAACCCATCTATAGTATCAGCATCACTAAAAATGTGATAATTTCTGTGAACTTGACCTTTCCCCTCAACCGTTACTACACCGTCAAAAGATATATTATCAGTCGGACTTATAACGCTACTTAACCTATCTTTTATGTTTAGATTTGATTTAACATTGTATGATCCATTATCTCTTTGAGCATTAATATTTACTTTAAATTCTGGCGCTAGATTTTTATACTCACCATCAGCATTTTTCGTGTGATCTCCAGTAGTAAAATAGTAAACTACTCCTTGTATATCATCGCTAAATCTATCCGCTTGTTCTTCAGTTGTTGATGTTGTCCCGTCTGCATTCTCTACCTCTTCCATTGTAAGATCTAGAGTGCCTGCTGACATAAGTCTCAAAGTAGCTTTATAGGGGTAATTGTGTTCAGAAACACTAAGCATGCTATAATAGTGGGTAGCCTTTTCAGTCGAGACAGTATCTTGTGCAAAAAATACCCCCTCCGGAGAATCTATTGAGACACCTAGAATGTCGTATGATGAATTAAAATCTTCTACATTAAACTCTTCAGATATGTCAGTGTCTATTGTGTTTGCATAAACTTTACTGTTGTTACTTGTGTTTCCAGCGTTGTCTTGCGTTTCGACCACTATATCAAATTCTCGTAGAGGTAAGTCTTGAGTGTTTCTTATTACCATACCGCTAGGGGACACTTTATAAAAGGTGTCTCCGTTAGTTGCATTTTCATATTCAGTAATGTCTCTACTATTTGGGTTAGGGCTATAACTAGCATTGCTTAAATCTTCAATTAAATCTGGATTGTTTATTTGTTGATCAAAAGCAAAAGCTGGAGTCGTTGATGGAGATGTGTATCCAGTAAATTCGAAATAAATATGGTTACTAGGAAGGTTTGGTGTGTTACTCTCGGATTGTTTACGAATAGTGACTCTATAATTTATATCTTCAGCAAAATCAAAATTCATTTCATATCTGCCAAATCCATTCGGACTGTCTTCACTTGTGGGTCTGTTAAAAATTTCTTCTTTAGACCCGACTTCCCACAAAAATGTAGGTTCAGTATTGTCCAAGGAGAACCCTCTTACACTAGATGCCGTAGCTTGGATAGGTTGACCATCAGGTCCCCTAGTAGTTAAGTTGCTAATTGTAAGAGTATCAATCGGTGTACTTAATCTTTCGCCTTCAATTTTTACTTTTCTTAATAAGCCATGGCCTATCACACCTATATCACTGATAGGGTAGACCATTACATAATAATCGCCGGGATCTGTTATTAAGGTTTCGACTTCAAGTTTAGATTTTTGGCCGGGACTGTTGAAATATTTAGTATCTTCTGCGGTTATTAATTTTATCTGATTTTGCTTTACATCTTTATAAAACTCTTTGTCTACTGCATAAGTGACATTATAATCCGGGGTAACACTTGTTTGACTTCTTGTTCCGTTAGTATTCCATTCGTAAGTTATCTCGGGATCCGTAGAAGAAATTAAATATGAGTAACTAATTTTATCATCAATAGAACTATCATCGGGGTAATTTACCGTAACCGTTTCAGCATTATTACCAATATTTAAATTATTTTGAAATCCTGCTACTGAAAAAGTAGATTTTAAACTAACTAAACCTTGTGAGTTACTCGTTACACCTATACCAACAGTAGGTGTGTCTTGTTTTACGGACAAAACTTCAGTATTAGTTTTATTGTCTGTACTCGATGGGTCAAATAGTTGGTCTGGATATCTACCGACCCAATTCGCTAAAACGTTACTTGGTCCTACTTGTGGTAAGGGGAAAAATAAATCTAAAAGAGTATTCGAATAAGAATTACCAATACTATCTATAGCTTCATATTTTCCAGTTGAGTAACTCAAGCTAGAAATGCCATAACTCGAATCGTCTTCTTCAGTAATATTTATAATCCTATAAGAAGACTCCTGATTGTTTATAAACTCTGGATCATCTGAAAATAAAGGTTCAATACTCCAAATTAAATTTTGACCTGAGTAATAGTTTCCAGAATAAGGGACTTCTGCTGAAGAGTTCTCTACAGCATTGTTAGAATAACCGGTAATAACATAATCTACAAAATTAAGCTGATTACCAGTGTAAGGTGAAGCCCCCACGTTTCCTTTCGGCACTCCATCAAGATCTTCAATTCTAATACCACTATTAAAATAAATCTTGGTGCAAACGCCAGAACCTTGATATCTTAAGTCTGATCTAAACGTGCCCGGCTCCCCGGTTATATTTATGACATCGGATCCATCAAAAGCTAAGTTTTGTATTTGAGTTCTTCTTACGCCATCTTTTACGTCATTACTAGTTTCTACTGTATTTTGTTCGTATGAGTAAGTAGGGGTAAGCATGGAAAATTTATATTTTTTTCCTGCTTGAAAATTTAAAGCTTGATCTATAATAACACTGTTTACATTCAATCTTTGGAGACTGGTTAAAGGTACCCCGTCTAGTTTATTTACAACGGTAAGATCAATATTGCCTTTTACGACAGCGTTAGTTCTACCACTATATTTTAAAGGATTTCTATGATTATCATAAATGGTAATTACATCACCGGGTCTTAAATAAGCCCCGTCCATACCAACGTTAAAACTAGCTGTTTCTGTTTCTTCAGATTCACTAGCTAGAATCCATTTAGCAAATCTCCTTGCTTGCCCTCTGCTAGTACAACCCAAAGCTGTAGTTTCTAACTCTCTGATTCCATACCTTTTTACATGTTCTTCATCTTCCATGTATTCTACGGCGGGCTGATACCAATTTCTTTTATCGTTATACCTTACAATAGCTACCGTATGACGAGCTCTTTTTGCAGAACTCGAGTATGTAAAATTACCGTCGATGACATTAGAATTGTTAAAACTATAATTAGAAGATTTAAGTTTATCTTGAGATGAAAAAATACTACCATTACTGTAATAAGCAAGACCTCGAAAGATAGATGAAAGATCATTTAAAACTTTAAAAGCTTCTTCCCGAGATGTAATTATATAGTTTATTGTAAACCTTGGTTCAAATCCGCCATAAGTGTCATCAACAAGCTCATCACAGTACCTAGCTATTTCATAAAGGGCCCATTTATCTATTTGAGACGCATCTACAAATTCTCCTAATCCATACCTAGGGTTTGTAATTAAATCGTAAAAACACCATGCTGGATTATCTGTCCATATTAAATCTTCAGCAAAATTACCGTCCCATTCTACAGTAGCGTTTTCGTTAAGTCTTGTCCATGTAACGCCGCCATCAGTTGTGTTTGAGTTTGTAGCTGCGCCCACTGCTATACCTTGAACTTTAGTTGTCATGGACTGAGAACTGTCTCCATAACTTTTTAATAATGGGTTATAGTTATTAGGGACTTTTACTTTTAATAATTTTGCATCATATGCTCTGGACGGTAACCTTTGAAAAGATCTCGCATCAAAAATAGAGTAAACCATAGATGTATAAGGGTATCTCATTTTGGTTCCGTATACTTCTACTATAGAATCTACAAAAGACTGATTTCTTAAAAAAGACGTAACAGATTCTGGGGTAGTTCTTACTATTCTTATTCTCCAACCTTCAAAATTGTCTTTATCCTGAAAACCTTTATCAGTAAGATCAATAGTGCTAGACCTTACGTAACCTTGCTCAATTTTACCTTCTACCTCTTCTTTTTTTGCTAATTTCCATTCGTCTGCAGAAAAGTCAATTCTGACATCACTGGAAGTCTTATTAGAGCTAAAACGTTCATTAAAAATAGGTTGATAAAAGATACTATATCTTATAATTCGAGCTTTTTGATCTCCAAAACCTACTGCAGCAGGTCTTTTTTTATAACTTTTTTGCCCAAACTGTAAATTTTCTTGAAGATTCGGTATTTTAACTCTTACTATAATTTTGCTGCATTCTTTATTTAGAATTCTGTAAGTTTTTGCATATTTGTCTGCTGGTCCTTTTATTTTAGCGTATCGAGTATCTGTAGGTAAATCGTCTTCCCCACCTTGAATTGCTGGACCATAAAGTCTTTCGCCTATACTCCTATCAATAGTAAGATCCATTTGGTCGGAACTGCCAATAGTTCCATAATTAGGTAAAAAATCATTAGGTGTAGGTATGCCTCCAGTAGGGTTTCCTTTAACATAATTTACATTAATATCAGCAAAATTATAAAAACCATTTTTATCGACAACAGGAACCTTATTCCAATAAACTGACCTTAAAAATCCAAGCTCTTTTTTCTGAGTTGCGTCAGTAGGGTCTATGCCTGTTGCTGTATATGCTTCGAATTCAACTTTTTGGTACCCTGTTACATTATCATTTCTAGTGTAAATATAATTACCGCTAGTTATACCTTCAATAGGCCCTTCAGAAATTAAATCTACGATTTCCGCATAGGAACGAGCTGTTACATATTTTGCTTCTGTTCCTACGCCTACTTTTACAGCAGACACATCTATAACTGGAGTCCGTGACTTTTTCGGCTTTTTCTTTGAAAATATTCCCATTTTTTATTCTCCGTTCCATTGGTTACTGTTTGTCGGTATATTTACAGGAGGCTGAAATGAATATTTAAGTCCATGAGCAGGATCGCCCCAAGACTCTTTAGGAGACACATCTGCATCCACATCTATAGTATCAAGAGAGCTTTGAATAACATGACTACCAACAATTAGTCTTCCATAAGCTACAAATACCGGACCTCCTTCTCGAATTGTATTTTCAGGACCATTAAAAAGATAAGATTTTGATCCTCCTTGTTGTATTTCTCCAAAGTCTCCAAATTTAGGCATTGGTGTTAGTAGGTTTGTAACCCCTGCTGCGACAAGCCCTAAACCACCTATCACTTTCGCCGCTGCCATCATTCCTCCTTTTCCAGCCATAAAAGCGCTGAATCCTCCAGCGGCACCTATTCCTGATGCTATTAAAGCTACCCCTACGACTATCGTAACAATACTCATCATATCTTCTCCTTCTATAATCGGCACTATGTCTATTGTTTTTATGTTAGATTTTTTCATTACGAGTTCAGAAGAGTAAATACCTTCTAGAGTGTTTGGATCTTTACCTTTTTCTATATTAAAATCTTTTTTGTTAATTAGGACTCTATATTTTATGTTCTTTCTATCGTTCTCCCACAGTCTTTTGTAAAAATTCCTACAGTTAGCTTCTATACCTCTAACAGCATCTGAAACACTATTTACCGAAAGGTTCCACTCCTCTCTTCCTAATTGTTCAGCTAAAATACCGTGAACTTTTACATTAACTAAATTTGTCATGACGATATACTTTTATTATCTTATTCTTATACACGGTACTTAAAGGTTCTGTGCATAAATACTTATTTCTTGGGTGGTGCATTATTTGACCGTTTCCTAAATAAACTGCTACATGATTTGCTCCTGAGCCTTTTAAAAATTCAAAGACTAATACATCATGTTTTCTAAATTCTGAACTAGGCGAAAGTTCAGATATGTTTAAATTTTTGTCGTTTTCGTTTAACTCAAACAAATCTTGAATTAAATTTGGATTTTTTTTGTGCCAATTATCTCCTAAATTGTTGTATCCGTGCAGTTTAATACCTAAATCTGCATAATATTCTTTTACAAAAGTATAGCAATCACTTTCCCCTATTCTAAAAATTCTATCGTATAAAAAAGTTTTATCTTTTTTTGGATCGAATGTAGAAAAAACATCCTTCTTAACGTTATAAAGAACATAAAGAAGAGAATGCTTCTTGCTGTTTAAAATATCACAAGGTGAAAATTTATCGTTATCAGACGGGTGAGAATGATAGACAGCTTTTATCGCCCCTGACTCGCTACCCCTTAAGTAGTCTACAGGATGTAACGAGAAATGATTTTTAGGACTCTCTGAAGTGTTTCGGCATTTAAATATTTGATCTTCTTTATTGCGAGACACTATTAAACCACAACATTCTTTTGGAAATTCTTCCTTAGAATGAATTTTTATTGATTTTTTTATATTTTCAGAAAATTTCATTTTTTACCCTCCTCTTGCTATTTTTTTAGCAGCAGGAAATCCTCCGTATGGTAATTGCCCTTTCTTTATTTGGCATCCGCCTCTGTTTCTATCTAAAACCTTATTTCTTGCCCCCCATCTTAACCTACATCCTGTTAAGCTTTTCGAGCATTGATCAGCAACCCAATATTCAGTGTTAGGCGGTGCTACAATCTGGTTCTTGTTCATGGCTTTTTTACAAACATAATAATATTTTACTGAGTCTTTTTGTACATATACAAAATTACCGGGTAAGTAACCTTTATCGTTACTTACGCCTTGAGAGAAATTTTTATCAAATACTCCTTGGTCATCAAAATTCCAATCTTCTGTACCATTTTGTTGAGCCTCTGTAATAATATCATCATCAGAATCAGTGGCTACAGGGGGAGAATTAAGCAACATTCCACAGCCTTGGAGCTTCCTACTGTCTGATGAGCTCTCTATAACGTCGCTTCCATCTGAGCCTTTTATTATGCCGTCATTTTTTAAAGTTTTTAATCTAGCCTTTTTTAAAATAGGTATTTCTACATTTTCAGGGGTGGTAGTACTAGTATAATTTTTTAATTCTGAACTCTCTGGGTGCTGATACCAACATCCGATACCTCGATATTTCCACACACATTTATCCGCCAGTAATACTCTTTTCGGAAGTTTAGTCCCTTCCATATCCAATACCGACGAAAGTTGATAAGTTAGGGTAGATTTGTTCTCTGTTTCTTTTCTTTCGATAAAAAATACATCATCAGGAAGATAAGCATAAGGGTCGGGTTCATACCCATCAGGTAAAATAGGAATTTGCGAACTCCTTGGAGCTGATAGGTTCCTAAAATTAATTAAATCTAAATATTTTGCAAAAGTCCTTTTTCTGGTTACTTTAGATCCGACTATATCTCCTATTTTTCTTATTTCATATTTTAAAAGAGCTATTTGATCGATACCGTTTTCTGAATTTGCAGTAATTGTAAGCATCGGTTGTGGTAATGATCCTTTAGTAGTGGTTTCGAAGCCTGAAGCGGTTATAGGGGCGGGATAATAAGTTTTACCCTGCCATACGATATAAGAGTTAAAAATTTTAAGGTTATTGTGAAATCTTAACACGCCCTCTTCTATATTTCCTTGCTGTATACCCTGTTCGGCTGCATCTGTGGACAGGTTTATATTAGAATCCAAAGCGAGTTGAGATATATCAATCTCAAAGAGTGTAACCATTGCCGAAGGCGTAAGGTTAGCTATTTCGGCATGAAGAGACTTGATAGAGTTTCTCGCTTGAGCTAGGGTTGGAGCTGAGTAATTATCTGGCATTTTAGTTATTAGTTTCTATGAATGTAGCTTTGACAGAGTGGTTATCATGAAAAGCAAAAGTAGAATTAAAACTAGAACAATAAAATCTTTTTTTATACCCTCCGTCAGCATAAATTTCTGGAAGATGTCTCATTATAAAACTTTCAGTACCCTTTCTGGCTTTAAGAAAATGTAAAATAGCTCTAGCTTCCAGATCATTTCTCATATCAAATGATAAATTGATTTTAATTAAAGTATTAAAAATACCATCTTGGATCCTTTGTTCGTACCCGTTACCAAAAACTATAGGGTTGGTTTTAGGTTGATTATCTACACTTACATTATATGAGGGAATCCATAAAAATTCTGGTAAAGTTTCACTACCACTTATATTAGTACTAGATATTGTACGAGTGAACCCTCCCCAATAGTTAGAGCTGGTAATAGCTGTACTAGACGGTACGTTTTGTAAAGCGTAGTAATATTTAATGTTTTTTGGAACTCCATTGGTGCCTTCAACCAGCTCCTGAACAAAAACTACAGCGTTTTTTACATAAGTTCGTGAAGTGATATGTTTTGGAATATCGTATATACTATCGTTAGCCATTTTACCTTAATCCTTTATTATTATAATACACTCAAAAAAGAGTGTAAAATAAAGATAAAGTAATGTTAGGTAGAATAACAAGGGAAGCTGAAAAGCTCACAATTAATGGAAGCGGGATACAAGGGATACAGTCTTTGACTGCGTCTTATGATTCTGTAGCTACACCTGTGTCAAATTTAGGGATAAATTCAATACAATACTATCCAGAAGGCCCTCAACAAGCCAATCTGCAAGTAAATACTTTATTGATTAATTTTTTAGACCCTATCAACTCTTTCAGTGAGTATACTTCTCGGGACCCTTTGCAAAATTACACGGGGGACATGTCTTTTAGTGGTATAGTGGATCATGGAAGTAAACAGTTTTATTTCACCCAAGGGTATTTAGAAACATATTCAGCTAGCTGTTCGGTTGGAGAAATACCGCAGTCTTCAACAAGTTCAGTAATTTACGGTGATTTTGGTGCTGATGCTAAATTTGACTCATGGGAGCAATCTTTTGAAAGTCAAGCTAAACTTAATGTTACGAGTTATGGGTCAATGGAGATAAATTTAGACACTTTTGAAACTAACCGGGTCAATTCCTTCAGTGTCAGTATAACTACTCCTAGATTACCTATTTATAAGTTAGGTAAAGATCAACCTGACGAGGTAATTGCTGGAACCCCTATTGAAGTTAATGTAAATTTTGAAATAGAGCCAGACGACTATGAAATAAAAAATATGCGTCTTATACCTAACGAAACTGTTTTTAAGAATACAGTAATAACTTTGAAAAAAAATAATAGTCACGATATATTATTGAGGTATTCTTTTGATGATATGCTACTGACATCTCAATCTTTCGCTGGAGCTAACGAATCTAATGCGAGGATCAGTTTTAATTTAAGATCTTTCATTTTGCGGTAAAAATAGTGTAATATCAAAAAAGGTAATGGCTAGAATATTTTATGATAAGGCTCCGGTAGAGGTTCAGGCTTTAGGGACTGACTTTAGAGAAACCCTGATAGCGACGGACTGTAGTATAAATTTTACTAGCTCTCAGTCTCCTATCTATGCGGTTGGTAAAAAGGGGTCAATTGGTCAATTCCCTGCTGCTGCAAGAGTTGGAGATATTTCTTTTAATTTTTTAACTACTATAACCGGAGAATTTCAAAATATTGTAGGTATAGGTGTGACTAGCTCTCAAGGTAATATTATAAATTATCTTGCTGACGCTATTAAAAATTCTACAGACTCAGAAGCAAGTGGAGTGATTATCAAGTGTGCTGGAGTCAGTGGGGTAGGCTTTTTAAATTCTTATAGTTTTAACACAGCTGCAAACAGTATTTCTTCTTCAAGTGCTGCATTTACTCTTTTTGGTTCTGGAACCCAGCTTCCTGTCAGTGGCAGGTTAAGTGGGGTTAACGCCGGAGTAGGCGACGGTACTTCCGTAACTACTGGTATTGCTCACGGTAGGTTTACTACGATGCCCTCTAGCTTGAATACAGTTTTATACCAATCTGACGCAGCTTTAGGAGAAAGATATGCAACAGGTACTATTTACAGTACTGATTACTCAATAAATTTTAATCATAACCCAATTTATAAAATTGGTCAAGAATTTCCGGTCACCACTTTTTATACAACCGCTTCTGAATCTTTAACTGTTTCGGAGGATGTTTTTAACTCTGGTCTTAAATATGATGAAACAGCCAGTAGTTATGATATAGCCTTAAAGGGGCTTTCTAACACTGCTCAACCTATGTACGTAAGAGTTTCAGAAGCTAAGGAGGTTAGTACGTCTGCTTCTGTAGGTCTAGACGATATAATTAGAACTCAAAAAACTTTAACAGCTGCTTATTGATGTGTTTTATACCGCAAACAATTCTAAAATACAGGTAAATGGAAATGAAATTTTAGCTTCTAATGCAGAAATTTCTCTTCAGGCAAATTTGCAACCTAATTATAATATAAAACAACGCCATACGGAAAGTTTTTCACCTACCAATGGTATTGGGGGAACTTTATCTTTTAATTATTATTTAACTGGCGTTGATTATTTTAAATCTTTTATAACTGGACAAGGTGAAGCTCCTTTTAAATCCAGTCAAGTTATATCGGGTAATTTTGGAGGGTTAAATTTTGATAGTGGTTACCTAACCTCGTATTCTGTTAATTTTAGTCCAAATGCTCCTGCGATAGCAAACGCTTCGATATCTTTCTTTGATCAATTAAATGGTCAATTTGTACCCACCACCGAACAAGCCCCTACTGATAAAGAGGTTCTTAACTTTAGACATGCTTCTGTAGCTCATTATATACCAATAGAAAATACGCTCCTGTCAGGATCAGTAGAAGATTTTGTAGCTGGAACTTATAATTACCAGTCAGAAGTTAAGCCAGTCTATTTAATGGGGGAGACTAAACCTAGTTCGGTTAATTTTGGTCCGAAAACTGTAAATATGAATTTTGAAACAGATAACCCTACTGGTTATTTACCAGTCTCTGGTAATACCGCAAGAATTTCTGTAGATTTAAAAAATATTGCTGGTACAGTAGTTGAAAATTTTATCTGTTCAGGTGTCATGAGGGGAAGAAATCTTGCTTCAGCAGTAGGGGATTATATAAAACAAACTATAGATGTTACTCAAGCTGCTACTGATGGAACAAACGTGTTTGTCGCTGCAATTATTGATAGTTACGGTAGTGAAGCTAATGTAGGTATAGGAACTGATGGAGGGAATATATAAATGCCAGTATTTAATCCTAAAAAAAGTTTTACCTTAACTGGTGAAAACATAAATTTTACAGAAAGAGTTTTTTTTGGTCAGGAAGAGGTAGAAGAGCTATTTTATTTAGGTAGCACTGGTGTATCGGGAGAAGTTCCTGCCGCAGCCATGACTGATGAGATATTTGTTCAAGTAAATCAAGGTCTTTTAAATATAGGGGAACAAAACATTATTCTGGATTCTTCTAGTCAGGTATTAGTAAGTGGTCTTATACCTAGTTCTGTTAGTGGGGCTGCTGGAGATATACTGCAACTGTCTGGAGAAAATTTTCATCAAATTACAAATGTTAATTTTGGAACAGGTATCGGGAAAACAGCTCAGTTCAGTGTTCTGTCTGACAACCTTATAGAAGTTGTAGTTCCTACTGGAGCAACCTATGATGAGGTAACGGTATTTTCATCTTTACGCACTGGCGTTAATGGAAATACTTCTTTAGCGAGTGGTAAAACTTATAATAAATTTGTTCCTATACCTATTTTGACTGGTACAAATTCAATCCAGTTAAAATCTGGAGAAGATTTTATTATTGGAGGTCAATCTCTTTCTGGCGTTACTGGTATTAGTGTTAACACTGTTGATTTTAATAATTTTAGATCATTAGGATCTACTGGGGCTGTTGCGGAAGTCCCTACGGGAGTTCAGGTAGGGGGGCATGTTTTTACAATACCTAAAGGGTCCATTGATCTTTTAATGGCTAGTGGGAGTTCTCATCAAGCTAATAGTAATTTTTCTTTTCAACCTTTAGCCGAAATAGTAAGTATTTCTGCTGGTAATACCACCGGGTCTATTATGACGATAAGTGGTAATAATTTTAACTCAGGTTTATTTTATACTGGGGAAGGTGGGGATGGTTGCTTGGTATCGGTAGGAAATCAGACAGGTAATTTTAAAATTACGACTGATGCTGGTGGGTATAATAGGTTAACAGGCGTAGTTCCTACTGGTTTAAAAATGGGTATTTCTGGTGGTAATGTCGCGGTAGGTGACGCAGTCATAAATAAACATTCAGTTTCTTTATTTACCGAAGATTACCCTGAGCAGTACCCTTCGACAGTACTGTTTAGTCCCGGAATAGGAAGCCCGTCCATTTCTAGCTTAACGCCCAATTCTGGGGTTGGTAGAACGTCTGTTATTATAGAAGGTAATGATCTTTTTGGAATAACTGGTATAAATTTTAGAGGAGGTAATGTTGGAGTAGGTACAGAGTTTTCAGACAATTCTGTAGTCGGGGTAGTACCCGGTAAAAGTATTATGGCTACCATTCCTGATACAAGTAATTTTGCTACAGGTGGAGGATTTTTAGATTTAGATCTTTCTGGTTTTTATGGAACCGTAAGTAAAGAGTCTGGATTTTTTGTTCAAAGTATACCAAGAATTCACACTGTCGTCCCCGGAACCGGAGAGGGTGTTATATTACCGGGTAGTTCTGGTACAATTTATGGAGAGGGGTTCTACTCTGGTACAGTTATTAAGTTATACGGAGGGAATGGGGTTCTATCAACACAAAACTTTCGACAGGACCTCTCAGTTAGCGGATATTCTTCCAATTACGATCAGTTAACTTTTTATTACCCTAACAGTTTTGAAACTGGTAACTTTTACAGTCTGCGAGTTGAAAATGACAGGGCTGGAACTTCTCTTTACAGATTTACAGGATATATACAGCCTGTAATAAGCGGTTTTAGCACCCTGAGTGGGGTACAGGGAGAGACAGTAACAGTTTCAGGTTTTTTCGATGAGTTAAATACTAGCGGTATTAAAATAGGAGATAAAGTCGTAGAAGACTTTACGAAAGTGGGTACTACTGGGATAACATTTACTATACCGAAAAAAACTACTACCAATTTAGTATCTATAAGCACAAGCGGAGGGTCTGTTTTTAGTACAGATTTACTGAATATAACTCCTGCAAAACCTAGTATTAGTGGTTATTACATTCAGCAAACTGGAAGACCGAACACTTTTAATTCTTCAGATCAGGTTTTCGCTCCCACCAATATTATTAACGTAACCGGAGAATCTTTAAATTTAACTACTGGTATATTCTTCACTGGGAGTATGAATTCTGAATTTAGTTTAAATAATTTTATATCTAAGTCTCCCAGTAATATCTCTTTCTCTTTACCTACAGGGGTAAATGTGGAAAGTGGTAATTTTATTATAAAAGATTTTTTAAATAGAGAAACCTCAAGTTCATTTCCTATTAATGTAGTTCGAGTATCAGGGTTTAATAATGGTTTACTACCCAACCAATTACTTAATATTAGTGGTCATAACATAACTGGTTTGGACTTAAGATTCCCAGACTTAACAGGAGGATTTAAAAAACCAGAAATAGTCGTAAATACTACGTCTGGAAGTTTAGATGTCCTATCAGTAAGAGTCCCTAGCGGTATCGTAAATGGTAATGTTTTAATTTCGGGTAGACATAATTCAGCTGTGGGTGAACTCTTTGAATTTTATCCGCTACCTGTTATCAGTGGGGTAACTGGGTTTAATTCGTCTTACGAATCACAAACAGGAAATATAATTTCAGTAACCGGTGTCAACTTTAACTCTAATCTTTTTGGGTCTGGGTCTGAGTTTATATCCATTAGTGGTACTGGAAACAATATTTCTCAAGCGCAAGTCCAGCAGTATGAAGTAATTAATATCTCTACAGGAGTCGGAATAGGAGCAACTTCAACCGATACTCTTTATTCTAAAATTGATTTTAGGTTAGATAATTCTTTTATTGGAACTGGTCAATTTTTTATAGCTCAGGAAGATAATTACGATTTTTCTCAAGAACAAATTTCATTTTTTCCTCAGTCTTATATCATTAATGGAACGAGAGTTAATGTTACTGGTTATGGTCCATTACGAGGTGTTACTGGGTCAAATGTTGAGTTAACAGGTGAAGGTTTAGATTTGGTTACTGGGGTATTTTTCAAGATACCTAGTGGAGACGCCCTTAACTCATCTTTTACAATTAATTCTTCAACAAAAATTACAGCCACTGTTCCTGAAGAGGGTATTGAGGCAAGAGGTATGGCAAATATACTCTTATCTGGTGGAACGAACCAAGATATAGGTCAGTTCGAAATGATTTTAGATGCGAGTGTCGTGGAGTTTAATATTGTTGAGGAAAATGATACGCCCGCAAGCTCTACTAGAGTAGGAAACTTTACCCAAAAGGAAACTATTAATGGTACAGTATTTTTAGTTACTAGGACTAGATTTCCAGATGGAACAACAGCTATTATTAGTAGTACTCCTCAAGCTTAAACATCTTTATCAAGCACCCCATATTTTAAAAGTAAAAAGATAATAAAAATTAAAACGGGTGCTATAATGAATACATTCAATGGATTAACACTTATAAGTAGTGTCGCTTTAAGAAGAGTAAAAAGAATAACTATTGGTAATAAGATTTGAATTATTGCAAATCGAAAGGGGCTTATTTTTTTAAACTGTTCCTTTTCATTTTTTTCCTCCATAGACGTATGGTACTGAGCCCAACTACACAGCTCCAGAAATAAATTTTCCAGACCTTTAAAAATTTTAAATTTAAAAGAACTCTCGAAGACTTTTATTTTCTTAAGCCTCTCTTTAAACTTTTTTTTGGCTTCTTGTCTTTCCTTAAGTGTCGACTCTAAAGTAAATTTAACCAACTCTTTAGTATCAAGAACACCATTAATAAAAAAGAATTTAAACTCTACCCAGTAAGAGTTTCCGTCTTTATCTTCAAAAGAATTATAAAAAATAATATCTCCAGTATGCTCGTGCCTAACCCATTTAGTTTTACCTTTAAGAAGACCGCTTTTTAAAAAAAGTTTTTGTTTATAGATTTTGTATTGAAAAAGTGTGTTATCAAGACATTTAGTTTGATAACTATTTCCTTCAATCACCCTTTCCTGTTTTCTTGTCAATAAGCTTCTCAAGTAAGACTTAGGGACATGTATATCGTCAAACATTCCCATAACTAGTCTAATGATGCTCCTGCTGTAGCTACAGCCATTTTAGATTCTAGAACCCGAACTCTTTCATTAGCTTCTACGGCTCTGTTTGCAGCTTGTTGAGCCATTTGATCAATTTCTTGAGCTTCCTGCCTTACTTCTTCAGAAGCTCTTCTTGCGTCTTCTGCGGCGTCCTGTGTCGCTGCTGCACATCTGCGAGCAGAATCTAACATTAGTTTTAAGTAAGTGCTTGACATATTGATATTATATTAATTTGGAATCATTTTTACAATTTTATCGTTAATTCTAGCTATCCCCTCAGGGGTATCGCCATTTTTTATGGTGAGTTTTACTTTAGCTAAAGTTTTTTTGGGGTCTTTCCTCCCAATCATAGCAATCATTTTTCTTTTTTGATGATTGTCCGAATTTTCAAATTGACCTAAATCAACATCAAACTCCATTTCAAGATTTTCTATTTTAAGGTGGTTATGTCCTGCAAGAGACATAAGTGGGATTTCCACTTCTTGATCACCCTCTGTAGTCGGTAAAAGTATTTTTTTAGTAATGGGTCTACCGTCACTATCAAAATATGTCCCTATAACCCGTTTTAAATGTTCAGTTTCTACGTATCTCTGAGCATAAACAACGGAATTATAGAGACACTGTATAAGATGATCAAACGTTTTTAACGCTGGAGCACCTCTAAATGAGCCTGATCTAGAGTAAGGTAATTTATCGTCAGCCATTACGTGTTAGAAGTGCCACCAGAAGAGGATCCTCCTCCACCTCCAGCACTTACTGGTACAGGTTGTATTGCTGCACCTAATATGTCAAGCACTTTCATCAAACCTTCAGGCGCTCCGTCATCGCGAGCTTCTACGTGAACTGTGTACTTTGCTGAGTTATCAGTTTTACGAATGTTTTCGCTTTTGGTGGAGATAGAAGCATTTAGATTTACTTTTACTGGAGACCACCAGTTATCGTACTTAACACCAAGGTCAGTTTTTGTATTAATAGAACTAGTGTCCTGAGTACTAGATTTAACTTCCATATCAAAATCGACAGTAGCTTTTTTTACCCCTAGGTTAGGTGTCTGGATAACTGAAAGAAGCGGGACTCTAAGTTTACGATGTTCAATATTCGTAGTTATAGCTCCATTAGCATCTTTTGATTGAACTGGTGCGTCATAATCAAATTCTACTGTTCTTGCTTTAAGTTTTCCATTGCCATCGTCTTCTAGTCCGATGTCTTTAATGAATTGTTCAGTTGTATGAGCCAATTGTCCTTGAGCTTTTGCAGCTCCAAGAAGTGGCTCGGCGATTAATGTTCCGATTGGTAGACCTTTAAATTGATCTGCTATGCTAGCCATATATTAAGTGTTACACTTTATCAATGGCCAGAAATAAATTTTTGAAAAATTTCTTCCAAATCTTCCAAAAACTCCTCGGCCATCATTACTCTAGTTGCGTCAATTTCATCCATTACAATCGTATTTTTAAGTATGTTTTCATACTTTTTTCTTGTCTCGGAAATAATCTTATGAGTTTGGGTTGGTTTTTCGCGTTCAAATTCCGATATATTCATAACCCTTTGACTATTTAACGTAATAATATGATTGAGCTTTTAAGTTTCCTAGGTAGGTGTTAAAACCTCGATGACCTAAATTTATATCAGATACAACTTTAATACTTCCCCCAAGAGATTTCCAAAGTCTACAAAATCCATAGTCTTCACTTTCGTATTTTTTAGTCTCTTCGTTTACTTTACACTGAAAGATATTATAAAAGTTATCTCCTGCATCCATATAGCCATCAATATCGTTTTTATAATGTAGCTCTGGTTTTTCTTTTATGATTTTTTCTATACACTCTCGTTTTATCAACATGAATCCAGTAGCGGCATAATTTGCTTCTACTGCATCTTGATGTTTTGCCTTTTCAAGTTCTTCATAATTGATTTCAGTAGAAAAATCTGTGGCTAAATGCATCCACCCCTGAGGAAACTTACCAGTACTAGCCATAGCTTCCATTTTTTTTACATTAAAATATTTTTTAGGATAAACTCCTACAGCTACGTCAGTATCTTGATCTATTAGTTTAATAACATCTTCTGCTAAAAACTGTATATCGGTATCTATAAAAAGTAGATGAGTATAATCTTTATTTAGCATAAACGCTACCGCAGCG